TTTCGACTCAACCCGCACCGTCCGCCCTTCCTTGTCGTGATACTCACGCTCGACCAGCTCGGCCATTGTCTCTTTCGAAAGCCCGCTAATCTGATTGCTCCGGATGAACTCGGCTGGCTGAATCCACAGCTCTGAGTTCTTGTTGTAGTAGGAACAGTCCTCGTTTCGAAATACCACCGTTCGGTCAGACGATTTGCCTGGGAAATTCACCTTTTGCACCGCAGGACTCCATTCCGGGTCGCGCAATTAACTCAGACGCCACCGGATCAGCACTTGTAACGCGGCGGGAAGAATTGACCACTGTATCAGGTAAGCAGACATCTCATGAAACGCAGATCATTCATTACCGCCTTGATGGGTAATGTGAGCGCCCCGTCCGCGCTTGTTGCCGCTTCTTTGAAGAAGGAGCCGGAACCGGTTGTGGTTGCGCCAACGGTGAAGAAACCGATGACGATCAACGACTGGTTGGTTTTGGAAGCGCAGCGCATTGATGCTGAGATTTACGCCGAGGTTCTCGGCCGTAATCCTTTTAGCCATGGCTAAAAATTCGGTCTTTCACAAATGCCAACTGTCTGGTAGTGCGTAGAGCATGACATACGCTCCAAGCCCGACAGGGCTCTTTGAACCGGCTCCGTATAGCGTTGACTCAGATGGCTGGGTGTGGCTCGACGGGAATGGCTTTCCTGCTGGAACGTCCGAGTTGACTGCCAGCTTGTTCATGTGCTTTCAGGGCGAAGAGAAAGGTCCCGGCCGCGCCCGTGTTCCGATTACCAAGGAGGATCGATTTCGCTACCTGCGCCGCGCCATCGATCTAGCCTTCAACTGCCCCGGTTCAATTCGGCGCGTGATTTGGAACGAGTGGACAGAAGACATTCTGAAGGAGTGCATCACCGAAAAAGGTGAAAAGAATTTCGCCTCTCTGGCCGGGAGCAGTTCCTCCGGAAAATCGGACGGAGTGGGATTGTATGGCCTGATGGCCTACTGGGCGCGTCCTGCCGACACATTCTTCATCGTCATGTCCACGACCAAGCAGGATGCGCGGATGCGGATTTGGAAGTCGGTGACGCAGTTGTGGGGGCAGGCTTCTCTCATGGGATGCCCCGGCAAGCTGATCGACTCGGACGGCTACATCAAAGGCGTGGATGCGAATGGCAAGCTGTGGCGCAACTCAGGCATTGTGCTCAAGGCTGCGGGCAAGGCGGATGGCGAGGAGGCATCCAAAGAACTTCTCGGGATCAAGAATCCACACGTCATCGTAGCGGCGGATGAATTCAACGAGCTGCATCCCGGTATTCTCAAAACGGCGTCTGAAAACCTTATTGCCAACGAGACCCTCACTTTTGCAGGGATGGCCAATCCGGACAAGCTGACCGATCCATTTGGGGACTTAAGTGAGCCTTTGGATGGATGGAAATCAATCAATGAGACTCAAACGAGATGGCGCACCAAGTATGGGAAGTGCCTTCGTCTCAACGCAGAAGACAGTCCACGCATCAAACATCCAGAGCTGGTTGACTCACGAGGGAGGCATTTATTCCACTGGCAACCGGATCAAGCGTATTGTGACCGGATTGCCGGTCAGCGGGGAGGGAAAAAGTCGCGAGGCTACTACCGGTTCGTCAAAGCGTTCTGGTGCCCTGACGGCAGCGCCAATTCAATTTACTCAGAGGTTGAGTTCATGAATTCGACAGCGTTGGACCAAAACGAACCAATGTGGGACGAATATCCAGTGATGCTCACTAGCTTGGACCCATCGTTCTCACGCGGCGGTGACCGCTCTCAAGGGGCGTTCGGGAAGCTGGGCAAGGTTGCGGGCCGGGACCACTTGCACGTTTGTCTGGAGACCACCATCGAAGACGACATTACCGACAAAACCACGCCTCTGAGCTACCAAGTCATCCATAAATGGAGGGATTTGGGTGTCCAATGGGGGGTGAAGCCGTGCGACGCCATCCATGACAACACTGGAGCCGGAACACCATTCGGCCACATTGTGGACCGAGAGTGGAGCCCTGCGGTGCAAAAGGTCAATTTCCAAGGCAAGTCGTCGGACCGCACGGTGGTGTTCAGAAACGAAGACTGCTCTTACTACAACAAAAACTCCGAACTGTGGATTCAGCCTGCCGAATTCATCCGGAGCAATCAGATTAGCGGACTGTCGAAAGAGACCATGGCCGAGCTGGTCGAGCGTGAGTATCACGACAAGGAAGGTCGGACGGTGCGGGTCGAGTCCAAGGAAGAGGCCAAGAAGCGCCTTAAACGGTCCCCTGACCGGGCAGATGCGTTTCTCCTGCTGGTTGAGAAGGCCGTCTCGAAGGGACGTTTTGTCTCGGAAGAGGTGAAGAAAGTAAGCAAGACCGCGAACAATGGCTGGATGAAAGCGAAGAAGAAGAAGGAAATTGCCACGGTGTGTGGGCGCAAGATGCGTCGGTGAGATTGATGAGCCCGAAGGAAAATCGGCCGACCCTCTAGCTTTTCTTGACATTCGCCAAAAACTTATCCAGACAGAAGCCCACCCTTATGGCTCTCTTCTCCGAATCTGAAAAGCAACTCGACGACCTGAAGGGTCCGGACCCAGAGACACTTGAAGTGCCGAAGAGCCGGATTGGCACCCCGGAAGCGGTCAGAAAGATTTACGAAAAGCTCAAGACAGACGACGAGGCGGGCGCTTACAACCGCTCATTGGTTCAGGGTCAGAAAGACTACCAAGGGCCACACGACGACGCCGAGCTGGAGAATAAAGGCCAGTCCGACCGGTTCAACATCACCACGGGTGAATGCGCGACAGTGGTCAATGAGGCGGTTGCTGGGTTGATGGACATCTTCACCACCCCGCGTGTGCTAGCGGACATTCCACTGAAGCCCGAAGTGGACCAGCAATACGCCGACACGTGGAGCAAAGTGCTGGCGGACGAATACACTGGGTTCATTCGCAACGACGGAGGAGCCTCGCTGGTCAGCTTCCAATTGATGTGTGACATCTACGCCACCCACGGCATCTCCATCCCCTACTTTGACGACCGCGAGAATCCGTATTACAGCGTCGCTGGGCTCGACCATTTCAAATTCCCCCGTAAGACGCCAATCATCACCGACAAAGTGGAATTGTGCGCTGCGTATGGCACCTACGGCGCGGCCGAGCTTTACGGGAAGATTGGCACCGACCCCGACTGGAACGAGAAAGCGATCAAGCTGGCTATCCTTCAGTCCACCGAGAAGTCAGGTGTTTCCGAGTGGGGCGACTGGGAGAAGGTTCAGCAAGAACTCAAGGCGAATGAGGCTTACGTCGATTGCCTTTGCCCGCGCATCGAAGTGGTGCATTTGTGGGTCAAGGAATTTGGCGGAAAGATCAGCTACTACATCGCCGCCAAGACCGGGCTGTCCGAGAAGCACACCAATTGGACCGAGGAATTCATCTACAAGTGCGAGGGCCGGTATGACACGATGGGCGAGTTCCTCCAGATCATGTCGTTCTCAGTGGGCAACGGCGGGCTTATCTACACCGTCAGAGGCATGGGATACATCATCTACGCCCTCTGCAACGCCATCGATCTTCTTACCTGCAAAACCTTCGACAACGCCCGTGTCGGAGGTTCTCTCATTTTACAGCCAGCCACTACCGAGGACGCTCAGGACATGATGCTGCTCGATACCGGTTCGGCACTCATGCTTCCTCCGACAATGAAGGTTCCGGAGCGGCCGATGGGACAAAACCTGAACAACACCGTCATCCCGGCGCTCAACGAGGCGCGTGGAGTGATGAATCGTGCAACTGGCGGCATGGCATCCGGAGCGATGATGATGAACGATGAGAAAGATCGTGAGACCAAATTGGAAGTCAGTTCCAAACTCGACTTCATCAACAAGCTCAACAGCTTTGCCATTAACCTGTTTTATGGCCCGCTCGACAGCATCACGAAGGAGCAAGTCAGGCGCGTATTCCTAGTCCACCAAAAGGACGAATTGATCGCCAAGCGGATCAAGGCGATGAAGGCCCGAATCAAGGCAAGGGGCCTTCCAGACAACATTTACGACCTGATCGACTTGGAGCGGGTCAAAGCCACCCGAATCATCGGCACTGGCTCCAGAGCGTCACGCATTCTCATCTACGACCAAATGCAGCAGATGTATTCCACGTGGGATGCCGTTGGCCGCGCCAATTTCGAATACGACTACCTCTGCGAGCTGACTGGTGTTGAGAAGGCGGAGCGCTACGCTGGCAAGCCAAACGAAGTGAGGGAAACCTACGACCACTCGATTGCCATGCTGGAAAACTTCCAGTTGGTCGAAGGGGATTACATGGAGCCGAAAGACGGCCAGAACATGCTCGTCCACCTGTCCATTCACGTTCCCGAGCTTGGCTTGGAGCTGGAGCAGGTTGACCAAGGTCAAATTGACCTCATGGAGTGGACTCTCAAGCACCAGACGCTTTACCAACACTGCGTGGCAACATTGGAAATGACCAGTGTTCACGAGACAGTGGAGGCCGAACTGAACGACTACCGCGCCCAAGTGCAGCGGATTGGCGAGCTGGTGGTCAATGGGATGAAGCAGTTGGCCAAGGAACAACGCGATGCTGGCGAGGCTGCGGCAGGTCCGGACGGTGAAAGCGACGAGGCGATTGCCCAACGCAAAGCCCAAGCTGAAATGCAAATTGCTGAAGCCAAGCAGGCACAGAAGATGCAGCACATCTTCCAAGAAGGAATGCTCAAGCTGGATATGGAGAAGAAGGCAGGCGAATGGAAGCGCGTTGCTGCCGCGCAAAAAGCCATGGCCGACATCACAATCGACGACGCGAAGGCCCAGCAAAAGCTCCGTCGCGCAGGCATCGCCTGATTTTAGCCAGACTAAAACAACATGGAACCAATCAACGACGCCCAAAAGGCAGAGCTTCGCAGCCTGCTCTCAAACCCCATTCTCCAACAAGCTTTCACCCAAGCCACCGCAGAAGTGTGGGACGCGCTCAAGGCTGCGCCAACCGTCGAGGCGGCAGCGCTCAACCACAAGATTATGGAGGGTGCCATTGGGGTGCTCAACATCATCCACCAACAGGCAGGAGTGAAGAAATCGTTCGTTCCGCAAGCTCGCCGCGTTTTCAAGCCTGAGACACCAATCGTATGACAGCAACAGCAACAGCACCAGTAGAAGCCACCCCGGATCAGATGCAACCCCAAGCGTATGCTCCGGCAGACGGGAAGGGGCTCATCGCCTCGATGGACGAGTTTTTCGACGGACTCGACACCGCCAAGAGCCAACCAGCGCCAGCCAAAGCGGCTGAGACGCCCGTAACGCCTCCTATGGAGCCCGTGAAGCCCGTTGATGCCACGCCCGCGCCAGCAGCGAAGGAAACACCCGTCAAGCCCGTAGAAGAGCTTGAAACCATCGAAGAAAACTTCTTCAAAGGCGACGATAGGGAAGTGGAGGTGAAAGACCCCACCGTATTTGACGAAGCTGCCTTCGACAAAGAGACCGAAGAGCAGGTGAAGGGAATGGACGCCAAGGCTGGCGAGAAGTTCAAGGCGCTCAAAGCCGAGCTGAAAGCCGCCAAGCAAGCCGCACCACCCGCCACGCTCACGAAGGAGCTGGAAGAACTTCGCGTGAAAGCGGCCGAAGCAGACGGCCTGCGCGAGCGCCTCAAGGAAACTTCCGCAGCATCCGCCAAGCTGTATGTCGAAAACGACGATGACTACATTCGAGAGGTGAAGCAGCCGTGGACCGACGTGCATTCCAAGCTGGACAGGCTTTCCGAGGTGTATGAACTCGACCCCTCCATTCTTCGTGCGCTCGTGCGCGAGGACGACATGAAGGTGCAGGACGAGATGATCAAAACCCACCTCGCCAATTTCTCCGAAGTGAGAAAGCAGGAGGTTTTCCAGTCCATCGGCAAGGTGAGCGACCTGCTCGACAAGCATGACAAGTTCATGAAGGAGGCGGAAGCCACCGTGGGTGCCCGTGAAGCCAAGCGGATCGAAGCCACCGAAAAGCTGCTTGCAGAGCAAAAGAAGGCAGTTCAGACGATCCAGACCGAAAAGTGGAGCCGCTGGGAGAAAGCCATCCCCGGATTGCTCGATGACGACGGGAAGCCCACTCCGGAATACACCAAGATGAAGAACGAGGCTCTCTCCCTCGACTTCAGTCAGGCGCGGGCCAACGACATGGCCTTCGCTGCTCTCTCAGGCGTGCTGCTTCCATTCGCTCAGAAGCAAATCGTGTCGCTCCAGCGCGAGCTGAACGAATACCGGGCCAGTGACAAGCGTGCGGTGAAGGCAAAGCCCTCTACGGGCGACTCAGTGACCACT